AAAGGTAAGAACGCTGACTATAGTTTAATAATAAAGAATCAGCATTGATTAAGTTCTTACTCTCTTTTAACAAAGATACAATTAAATTTCCACATTTCAAAGAAAAATAATTTAAAATAAATCGGCGGTTTGGAAAATCTTTTTGATAACTATTAACATATGAATAAGATATCTTTAAGATATATTTGGCAATATGGAAATTTATTCGTATATTTGATATAACAAACAAACAAAAGGTATGGATTTCCTCAAATCCAACAAAAAAGATGGCAACACAAATGACAAGAAAAGAAGCAGCAACCATTATGAAAAAGTATGAAAAGAATGGTATGATTGGGATTAAAGTAAAGCAAGAATACTTTATAGCTAAACAAAGATGGAATGAAATAGTAAAAGAACAAAGAAACTAAAACAAAGGGGAGGGTAACACCTCCCCATTATTAACATAAAACAAAAACAAAATGGCCAAAGACCCAGCAGTGTTATTATACACACAAGATTTCCTAGTAGGAACATTATCAATGACTGATGAACAAAGAGGTAAATATATTTACTTACTTTGCTTACAACATCAGAAAGGTAAACTTACATTAGTTGATTTAAAATCTAAACTTACTGATGAAGATATTGAAGTAGCAGAAAGATTTCCATTACAAGCTGATGGATTCTATTATAATCAAAGAATGTATGATGAAGCAATTAAAAGAAAGAATTATACAGAAAGCAGAAGAAGTAATAGAACAAAGAAAACAAATGATATAGATGTAAAGAAGATATCTCAATCATATGTTAATCGTATGGAAAATGAAAATGAAGATGTAAATGAAACTGTAAATGATAATAAAGCTAAAGATGAAGTTGAGACTTCATCTTATAGTACTATTAGTTATACAGTAGCTAAAAAGTTATTAGATGACTTATGTGATTGGTCTTTATCATTCAGTATGTTTGAAGAAGCATTAGAAGAAATGAATGGTATAGGATTTAATAAGTTATGTGTACTAGCACAATTAAGCGAAAGTGAAATAGCTAAGATAAAAGAATGTGTAAGCATTAGAGTAGAACAACAAAATTAAAAAGTTATGAGAAATATAAAAGAGAAAGGATATGAACATTATCTTGTTGATGAAAATGGTAAAGTATATAATAGTTTATCAGGAAGAGAATTAAAATCACATCCTAACAAGAATACAGGATATATGACTGTTGTAGTAAATAATGGTATTAAAGCAAAAGCATGTTATGTGCATAGATTGGTAGCAGAAGCTTACATAAAAAATCCATTAAGTTTACCACAAGTAAATCATATAAATCATATTAGAAGTGATAATTCAGTTTCTAATTTAGAATGGGTTACTCCTAAACAAAATATGCATCATAGAATTAAAAGTGGTAGAAATTCAACAGTATTTAATTCAATAATGAATAATTCAGAACTTTTAAATAAGGGTATTGAGTTATATAAAAAAATTGGTAGAACAGATGTAGTTGCTGAACTTTGGAACATATCATATCCTAGTGCAAGAAAAGTATTAATGAATTGTGGAATAGAAATGTATTTAAAGAATATAATTCCTTTGTATATTAAAAAAGAATTAGTTGAAGCTTATAATAATAATAAACATTGGAAGACACGCCATTTAAAAAAATATGCGTTAGATACATACGGATTAAAGTTAAGTGGACATTATGCATATTCAATAATTAAAAATAAAGAATCTTTATTTGTAATATCAACCAAATCAGCAGAAACTAAAATAATTGAAAAAAATATTACTCAAAAGACGGTTTTGGACTTTTGTTTTGATAAATATTAATATAGATTATTTGGTAATTACAAATATTTTTATTATTTTTACTATACAAAACTAAATAATAATGGCACAACTACAAATTAAAAAACACCCAAAGTTCAAAGACTACGGAGCAGATATAGATGGTAATATCTACTCATTCAAATTCGGAAAGATAAGACAAATACAAGCTTGTCATCACAAAAGAGGATATCATCAATTCAAAGTATCAATAAGCGGACTAGAAGGTAAAATGTATTTAGTTCACAGGTTTACTTATGAATGTAATACTCAGCAAATGATATCTAATGGTCTACAAATAAATCACATAGATAACTGTAAAACAAACAATCACATAGATAATTTGGAATTAGTAAGTGATTATGAAAATAAGCAAAAAGGAAAAGAACTAGGTGTTCTTTACGGCTCAGCTAATCCAAATCATCCATTTTATTCAGCATCAATTTAAGTTATGAAAGAAAAACCAAAATACAAAATGATACAAGTTAATGAGGAGACTCATACAATGTTAAAGAAATACTGCGAGAAGCATGGATTTAAAATATCAGGACTTTTACAGGCACTCGTTAGACAATATATAACTAAACCAAGAGGATAATATGAAAAGAATTAAAATAGGCGATTGGGTAGAGGCGTTGATTTATACGCTCTCTTTTGGAACAGGTGAACACATAGCACTATGGATAGCGAGAACGTTCTTTAAATCGAACTCCTGTGGGTGCTGTGAGCGAAAGCAATGGCTGAATAGATTAACAAATAAAGATTACAATGGTTATTGTGATGGAATAAAATTATAAACAAACAAATAAAAACAAAATGAAAGTAGAAAAAGCAGGATTAGAGTTCGGTAGCAAACCAACACAGCAATTAGATGATAACGCAGTTTATCTTATTGACTTCACAAAGATTACATCAGTAAATGATTTGGTATTAATACTAGCATCAGTAGGATTCAGTTTCTCACCAAGACATCCGCACTTCAATACCATCAAACCTTTTTTAGCATTGGATAATCCTATCCCAACTAATCAACCGATACTTCCGAATAAAGAAGAAATAAAATTACCTAAACTAAAATCTTTGAAGTAATATGAAAGACTACAAACCATATACTGAAGCTGAATATGTTGAATTAAAAACTACTATGGATACTATAAGTACACATATACCAAATGATAAAATGGGATGGGTATGGGGTAACCATAATAGAATATTAAATACAACAGAACCTCAACCTTGCTCTTGCGGAAGTGCAGCAGCAAATTGGATTAGAGCAGCAGATACAATCCGTAATTTTATTATACAAATAGAATCCCAATCATAAATGGCAAATGAAGTAACCGCTAGTATAGCTGTAGAATGTGCAAAGAGATTAGATACTCTTTACAGGGAATCACATACATGGTTATTGCAGGTTAGTTATAACATATGTAAGAATAAAGAAGAGAGTGAAGATTTGACAATGGAATTATATGAGTATCTGCATAATAAGCAGAACACAAAAATATTCTATCTTAACTCTTATAATCTTATGTATTGTATGGCGTTCCTAAAACATAGATGGATAAACAAAACAAAGAAGCTAAATAGGATTACATACATTGGTGAGTTCCAAACAAATGAGCCCGAAGAAGTTTATGATATTGATAAAGATATTGCTATAATGCGGGCACACGAAGAAGTTCAAAATGAAATAAAACGATTAAAGAATACAAAAGGATTCGCACCCGCAATGTTGTACGAAATGTATTGGGGTTCAGATGATACCCTACAAGAGTTAGCAGATAAGATAAACATATCAAAATCGACTTGCTTTATACACATCAAAAAGATAAGACAGCATTTACAAAAGATAATACAAAATCCATTTATAGATTAATCAGTTATATGACAACAGAAGTAAGAACGTGCATTAAGTGTGGGGAAACAAAAGAGATAAAGCAAAGAAATAAGCACGCAAATAACATATGTGGTGATTGTTCTCGTAAAACATCCAGAGAATACCAACAGCAAGCAGCAATCAAAGAAGGTAGACGACTTGGAGTGCAGGGTAGATATCCATATCCATTAGAAGGTAAGTGGGCATATCCAACTCAAAAGTTTAATGCAATGGCTATGAAGATGAAGCATCTTATGGAGAGAGAAGAGTGGATAAGGCAACTACGAATCAATTTGGACGAGACTATGAATAATCCTTTAGTAATGGAATGGATTAAATCTACAAAGGATGATACACCAAAGACAAAAAAAGTAACGGCAATTAAAAAACAATATCCCGATACGAGAGGAATGACATGGGAAGAATATCAGAAGGGGCAGGGGGAAGATGATGTCGATAGCTAAATTTATTGATAGTGATAAGAGAAGAAACATACCATAGAATTGCCAATGAGTTTGGGACAGGCGTAGGGATAGCAGAGTGGGAAGGAGATTTCTATCCACACTATACTAATGTAAGGAAGATGCCGGATGAGATGAAAGTAATAGCACTGACAAACCTAATGATAAGAGAAGGTATATATCAGCAAGTAATAAGAGATGTAATAAGACTAGAAACAAAGTATATAAACAAAAGAATAAAGAAATCAACACTATATGAAAAGGCTATTAACAATATTGTGGAGAGGGATGGTATCATTCTTCACTACTGATACAATGATAATACTAATTGCATACATAGGATTACTATTCTGTCTGACATTTGGATTTAGTATGATATGGACATTTTGGAAAGCATTTTTCAATCTTTAGTCGTATATACATATATACCCCTTAACTACAAACGGATTGCACATTGTTAAAATAACATAGGTAAACATTTAGATATGCCATTCGCAAAAGGAAACAAATTAGGAAAGGGAAGACCGCAGGGAGGATTAAACCGCTCAACCGAACAAGCTAAACTTGCTGTTGCAAGATTGGCTAATAGTGGTTTAGATGCGCTGAGAGAAGATTTAGAAAAGATTAGAAAGGAAGACCCGTTGGAAGCAGCGAAGATATATCTGAAGCTAATAGAATACATCGTACCAAAGAAAGCATCAATAGAATTAAGCGGAGAGATACACCAAAGGATTCAACAAATATCAGTAAACATACAAGATGGAACTCAACATCAACACATCAAAGACGTATAAAGATATTGATGGTAGTAAAAGAATCTGCGTACTGCAAGGTGGTACGAGAAGTGGTAAGTCCTATTCAGCATTACAATGGATATTGGTTAAAGCCCTATCCGAACCTAATATGGTATTCTCTATTGTCCGTAAATCATTCCCATCAATGCGTGTTAGTATTATGAGAGATTGGGTTGGTATTCTTAAAGATTTAGGAATATGGGATGAGAATAAATGGTCTGCGACTGAACACATATACACATTCGACAATGGTAGTATGGTAGAGTTTATGAGAATCGATAGTTCTGAAAAGAGAAAGGGTAGTGCAAGAGATTACTTATTCGTAGATGAAGCAAATGAATTAAGTAGAGAAGATTGGTTTCAGTTATTCATAAGAACACGTAAGAAGAGTATCATAGCATATAACCCATCCTTTGGTACAAACAATTATATCTTTACTGAAATACAAACACACCCCGAAGCTGATTTACATATCAGTACATTTAGAGATAATCCTTTTTTAGAGAAGCAGTTAGTAGAAGAGATTGAGAGATTAAAAGAAATCAACCCTGAATACTATAAGATATATGGTATGGGTATACCAGGCAATAACATAGGTACAATCTTTAGCATTAACCTAATAGAAGAAGTGCCGGAGAATGCAGAGTTCGTAGCATTCGGACTAGATTATGGATTTACAGTAGACCCTACATCATTAGTAGCCATATGGAAGAGGGATAGAGACCTATTCATAGATGAACTCATATATCAGAAAGGAATGGTTACATCAGATATATCACAACGATTAGCAGATTTAGAAGTAGGAAGGGAAGAGATTTGGGCGGATAGTGCAGAACCGAGATTGAACGAGGAGCTATATAGGCTTGGATTCAATGTTAAAGGGGTGCGTAAGGGAAAGGATTCGATTAAGCTAGGTATTGACCTTATGATGCAATATCGCTTAGTGGTGACAAAGAGAAGCAAGAATATAGTGAAGGAGTTTGGAGAATATGTTTGGATGGTTGACAAGAATGGTAACTTTGAAAACATACCTGTTGATTACTCTAACCACGCAATAGATGCTATTCGTTATGTGTGTATGGAGAGATTAAACGCAAAGAAGATAAACGCTGGAAGATATCAAATATCAATAAGATAATATGCAGACTTGGACAGAAGATGAAATAAAAGAGTTACTACTATTCGTACAATCGATACGACAAGAGAACGATGATTTAAGAGCCAAAGTAATTGCTATGGATGCAATGCTTAAAAACGAAATGGCTAAAGTAAAACAATTTAAACAAATATTAAATAGATACACCGCATGAGAAAGACATTAACGTTAGAGATACCTACGAGTTGGAAAGATGTAACACTTAAACAATACCTTGCATTGCAAGGGGATTTAGAATCATATAGAGATGATGAAGAAGCACAAACTGCTTTAACATTGTATCACCTATGCGGACTAGATGCAGAGTATGTAAAGAAGTTATCAGCTGAATCATACAATAACATAAGAAGTAAGTTAAACGAATTTATATCACCTGAAAGTATTGAACTACAACAATTCGTAACAATAGGAGATATAGAATACGGATTTGAACCTAACCTATCTAAAATGAGTTATGGTGCTTATGCAGATATAACAAAGTGGGATACAATAGCAGTAGATAAGAACTGGTCTAAAGTAATGAGTATCTTATATAGACCCGTAACAAAGAAGCAAAGGGAACGATACGATATAGAAAGCTACGATGGTAACATAGATGAAACCAAATGGTTAGATGTTAATATGGAAGTTCATTGGGGAGCGCTGTTTTTTTTTGTTCGTTTGCAAATGGACTTGCTGAAAGGTATCCTGAAGTCTTTGAAGGAGGAGGAAGTGCCAGCCAACATGAGGTCAATTTTAGCAAGAAGTGGAGAGCTTATGCAACAATCATTGAGTTGGCCGATGGCAAGCTTAAAGAAATAGATGATGTTGTAAAAGAGCCATTAGAGAAATGTTTATTATATCTTGCTTATAGAGCTGATAGGAATCAATTAGAATCTCTAATACATAAAGAAGCTATGAAATCAATTGGACCTAAATAAAGGTCTACCATTTTTATTCTATCAGTTGTTAAATACATAAACACTATACTATGCCGTGGAGTAACAGCAGAAATGGAGCATTAAGGTACTCCGTAAATAGAGAAAACAATTCGGGCTATTATATAGGTCCGACTAGGGGATTATCTAGTCCGAAAAACTCACGTAGAGCTTGTTTATGTTTGCATGAAGATACTTACGATGTTAGGTGCTGTAATGGTGCTTTAATGGAGCAGGGTATTGGTGTAATCCAATCTCCGGTAAGAACATTTGGTGGAGCATTCTCCGATGGTTACTCTGACGGATTCAATGTGGGTTCTCCATTAAACCAATAAAATAACATTTTAGAATATGCCATTAAATAAACAACAATTAGAAGTAGTAAATCAGACTAACTTTCCTAACAATAATGGACAACTTATTACTCCGGCATTATTAAGGGATTTTAATAGTGATATAATTGAAGCAATACAGCTAACAGGCTCATATGCAACTACCGGTGCTAATACATTCGTAGGTAATCAGATAATCACAGGTAATTTAAGTGTTAGTGGTGTTATATCAGCAAGTGTACTATATGTACAAACTGAAACAGCATCAGTAATATATTCATCTGGCTCTAACCAATTAGGTGATGAGTTAAGTGATACACAAACTCTTTCGGGTAGTGTAAAGGTGCAAGGTAGTTTGACTGTTAATGGAGTGCCTGTTTTAACAGGTAGTGTTAGTGTAGATACAGGTAGTTTAGTTACTACTGCATCATTCAACGCATACACTGCTTCTAATAATCAAAGAGTTAGTTCATTAGAAACTAATAGTGCAAGTGTAAACATATCGATTACAAATGTAAACTCTGCAACTGCAAGTTTGTTTACATCTGTAAACTCTTTAAATAGTTTCACTGCATCTCAATTAATCTTAAACGGACAATACGCAACGACTGGTAGTAATACATTTACAGGCAATCAAATAATTGATAGAGCAAGTAAGTTATACACTAACGGAATATATTGGACTGATGTAACTGCAGGATATAACAATTTAGAAATCATAAACCAAGGTGGAGGTAATTTAGATTTAGCTTCATTAAATAATGGTAAGATTAGATTTGTTTCTTCATCGGTTAACTTCTTAAACTCTCCGATAAGTTCATCAAACGACATTAGTACATCAGCAAATATATACGCAGCTAATTTAACGGGTAGTACATTACCTTCTGGTGTTATATCATCATCTGCACAAATTACTTCATTAGGATTTGTTAGTTCATCAGTAACTGCATCTTCATTAGTAACAGCATCATTTGATAACGGAACTCGTAACTTAACATTTACGAAGGGAGATGCATCTACATTTAATGTAAACATTCCTGATGTGAGTGGTAGTACTTTACCAAGCGGACTATTAAGTTCATCGGTAACTAACTTTACGGATTATTCAGCATCAGTAGATAGTAGAATAAACTCAATCACAGGTAGTACAATAGATACAGGCTCATTCGCAACAACAGGCTCTAATACATTTGTAGGTAATCAGATTATAAACGCTGATTTGACTGTTAGTGGTAGTACTAATGTTGGATTCGTTAACGTAGCAGATGCAGGTGGAATTAATTTAGAAACTACCGGCTCTGGCTCTACAACTTCATATGGTATAGTAACTAACCCATCTAATGGTGATTTAGTTTTCAATACTAATCCAGGTAATGGTAGATTGATGACATTCAATCAAACGGATGGTATAATGAATCTTTGGAATGGTATGAAATTAGATACTTCATTTATTGGTATCGATGTTTATGACCATCCTTTAAACTTATCATCTTCTTTTGGTGGTATGACTACAATGTTAACCGCACAAGGTAACGTAGTTGTATCAGGCTCAATGATAGCATCGGGCTCATCAATTGTAACTGGCTCAATGAATATTACGGGCTCTATCTCAACAATTGGTTCGGCAAGTGTAATAGGTTCTCTTACTGCGTTAAGTAAAACTACTATTGAGCTTGGTGCTGATAATGGAATTAAAATAGGAGCAACTAATGGTAGTGGTGCTGGAATTGATGTAGGAAACATTTCAATGCAAGTTCGTCAAGGTAGTTTATCATTAGCACCTACGTTATTTTCTAATACAACTGCATCTCTTTCACACTTATCATCATCATCTTCTAATAGTTTTGTAAACTTAATATTCAAATCGAATAACAATACAGGTGATACAATCATATCAGGTAGTAATAACGTATTTGTTAACCCACCAAACCCAACCGCAGGATTCAAAAGATATGTAGGTGGATTCGGAAACAATTTAGGTATTGTTCCACAAATAACAGGCTCATATGGGTTCTCACCTAATATGTCTAATAGCTGGATTGCTACTGGTATGTTAATGAGAATACCTGTATCATCATCAGCATATACAATGGCTGGTAACGTATTAAATAATCCAACTGCAAATGGAGTTCAATTAGGAACTTCTGCAACACTTAATTTTGAAAAAGCAGTATCAGGTTTAACTTTTAATAATAATAATATAAATGGTACTTTAGGTGCAACCGCATATAAAACTCCATTATCATCATCAGTTACTATTGTTTCAAATAATATTGGTGGAAATGTTGGCCTAAATATGGATAGTTCATCTATCAGTTTTGTTAATAATATTGTTCAGGGTTTATTAAATGTAAACAACTCATATTTCCCATCTACATATACCGCACCAAATGCAATATTAGCAGTTAGTAACTTTATAAATGTAGGAGGTAACATCATATACGCATCAGGCTCTAACGCCACATTCCCATCAAATAGAAATGTTTTTGCAAGTAGTATGTTAGGTAATCAGAACGTAATGTCTGCATCACTTAATGGGAATAGTGCACAAATTCAATCTACACACTTAATCGGATTTGGATTAAACGTACTTGGTACTAACCTTATACAAACAAGCTCCGTAAACGATTTCGGTTCTGTATTCATAGGTAGAAATAATGCAATAGATGGTAATAAAAATAAAACAGCAGAGACTGTTTTCGCAGTAGGTACGGGTGATTCTACTACGAGAAAGACTGGATTCTTAATTGATTCAGGCTCTAACACATATGTAGAAGGTTCATTAAACGTAAGTGGAAGTACATCATTAACTGGTAGTTTATACATTCAATCAGGAAGTTGGATACCATCCGCAACAGGTAGTTCTTTATTAACTTGGAACGAAGCAACAGGGCGAGTAGCACAATCACCTCTTGCAGCTGTTTTAGCAAATACATTTAGTTTAGGAGTATTTACTTCTACCATAACTCAAAGTGGTAGTGCGGCAGTATCTCAATCAATGACATTTAATAATACTGAAGAAAGTTCAGGAGTAACCCTAAGCAATGATTCTCGATTAAATGTTGCAACTTCAGGATATTATAATATTCAGTTCTCAGCACAATTATTAGCAGATACAGGCGCAGATGATGTTTGGATTTGGTTAAAGAAGAACGGAACTAATGTACCTAATACCAATACGAGAATAACTCTTGCAAATAACGAAGAAATAGTTGCAGCATGGAACTTTGTTGTAAATGCAACATCAGGAGATTATTATGAATTAGTATGGCAAAGTGCAGATGGACATACTAATTTACTAACAGAACCAGCAAGTGGTAATTATCCGGTAATTCCATCCGTAATAGTAACAGTAACACAAGTAAGATAAAAAAAATAACTATTTCTAAAAATAGTATTGTTAAATAACTAAACAACAGATTATTATGAACGCAAAACAAGTCCTAAATAAGATAATCACTCTTTTAAACAAAGATGAGGTACGATTAACTTACGCTAGATTAAAAGATGGAACAATCGTAGAATCTCCTACATTTGATGTAGGCGAAGATTTGTTCGTAGTATCAGAAGATGGTACTAAAACCCCAGCTCCAGATGGTGAGCATGAATTAGCATTGAAAGATGAATCAGGCAACGAAAACTTAATCAAAGTTATCACAAAAGATGGTAAGATTGAAGAAAGAATGAATGTTGAATTAGCTGATGCAGATGCTGAAACTAAAAAAGTAGAAGATTTACCACAAGCTGATGGTGCTAAAGCCGTTGAAGATATTCAAATGGCAGAAGAAACTGAAGAAGTTGGTCCTTTACCTTCAACAGGTGATGGAATGCCAGCAGATACAGAAGATGAACCATCAATCGAAATCGAATTAAAAGATATCGTAACTAAATTACAATATCGTATTGAAGAGATGGAAAAGAAGATTATAGAAATGGCTGAACCTAAAATGGATGAAGAAGTAGTAGATAAAGAAGCAGAAACTAAAAAAGAAGAAGACATCGCTATGGGACTTCCTAAATTAGATGGAGCTCCAGTTGAAACTAAAATGGCTTCAATCGAATTAAACAGAAAGAATTACGGTAAGAAATTAATGAATACACAAGATTCATTCTTATCAAAATTATATAAATAAATTATTAACTCCAAAAGGAAAACAATGAAAAAAAATCAAAACTTTGCATTGCCTACATTTACTCAAAATACCTACGCAGGTGAGTTTGCAGGACAATACATCGCAGCAGCACTTTTAAGTGCAAAAACTTTGGATAACAAATATGTTGAGATTCACCCTAACGTGAAGTTCAAAGAAGTTATCCAAAAATTAGACGTGAGTGGAATCGTACAAGATGCTTCTTGCGATTTCGTAACTTCAGGTAGTGTTGCATTATCTGAAAGAATTTTAGAACCAAAAGAATTACAAGTTAACTTGGAATTATGTAAGCAAGAGTTTGTTGATTCTTGGCAGGCGATGCAATTGGGCTTTAGCGCATTTGATACCATCCCAGCTACATTCAACGATTACTTAATCTCTTATGTTGGTGGTAAAGTTGCTGAAGTAACTGAACAAAACATTTGGGCAGGTACAAACGTTAACGGACAATTCGAAGGATTCCAATCTTTATTATCTGGCTCTATCAGAGATAATACAACTGTAGTATCGGGCTCAATCACAGTATCAACTGGTGTTATCCCAGCTTACTCTGGCTCTACATTAATCGGTGGACAACCAATCTCTGGCTCTATCACATCTGCAAACGTAATCGCTAAATTAAACGATATCGTAAACTCTATCCCTGATGCAGTTTATGGTAAAGAAGATTTATTACTTTATGTAGGTACAGGTGTAGCTAAGGCTTACCAAACTGCATTAGGTGGTGGTTCAGTAGGTGCAAACGGATACAACAACCAATTGACTGTAGGAGAAAAACCTTACAACTTCAATGGTATTGATATCGTAATGTGTCCAGGTATGAGTGCAAACAAAGTTGTTGCAGCTCAAAAATCTAACTTATTCTTCGGGACCGGCTTGCTGGCAGATTATAATGAAGTTAAAGTATTAGACATGAGTAACATCGACGGTTCTCAAAACTATCGTATAGTAATGAGATTTACTTCGGGTGTTCAATTCGGTATCGGACAAGATATCGTATACTACGGAGCTTACTAAAAAAATTAAATAAAGGGTGGGGAGTAATCCTCACCCCATTATTAACAAATTAAAACTAAATCAATATGGCTTGTAATCTATCAGCTGGAAGAAATGAAGTATGTAAAGATAGTATCGGTGGCTTGGCTGGCGTTTACTTCTTTAAGCAATACACATCATCTTCTTTCTCGCAATCAGTAGCGACAGACACTACTGACCCGCTATTAACTGGAATACCTTCAGGCTCAATCCTGTATTATTATCAGTTAAAAGGAACAAGTGCATATACTGAAACAGTAAATTCATCTCGTGAAAATGGTACAACTTTCTTTACGCAAGAGTTAACTCTTAACTTAAAGAAATTAACAAATGAAATGACTACCCAATTAAAGCTTTTAGCTTATGGTAGACCTCAAATCATCGTAGCAACAATGAACGGAGATGCTTTTTTAGTAGGTAAAGACGAAGGTGCAGATTTAACAGCAGGAACAATTCAGACTGGAGCAGCAATGGGAGACCTTTATGGTTATTCCGTTACTATGACTGGTATGGAGAAGATGCCAGCTCAATTTTTATCTGGCTCAACTTACGAAAATCCATTAGCAGGTTTAACCGCTAACTACACAGTAGTATACGGAACTAATAACTAATCAGTATAGCATTTTAAAAATATTAGACCCTACTCTTAATTGAGTGGGGTTTTTTTATTTACCTACTATTTTTACTTTGGTTGGTGTTAAATATAGAAGAACATAAACTATTACGAGATAATGCTTACATATTTCATATCAGGCAGCAACGGATATACATTTAGAATGAATGAAACTACATCTAGTGCATTTACAATGTCACTACAAGATATGTTAACTCAAACTAATTCTACTGCTTCAATCACATCAGCATCTTATAACCAATATGAAAGTATGCTTGCATTTACTGCAAGTATAAATTCAGTATATGTAGGACAAGAATTTAGAGCAACATTGTTAACCGGCACAACTGAATTATGGAATGGAAGTATTCAAGTGTTTGGCTCACAATCAGTAGTTAAGCCTGAATACATTAACCAAATCCCATTAAATAGTGGGTCAATCTCATCGGATAGCAGTAACGAATATATTATAATGAACTAATATGAATAAAGCAG